GAAGTTGGAAAAAATATTATTGAAACTTTACAGGCATCAAGAGGTCAAGTTATAGGAACTCTTGGTAAAAAATATGATGCTGTAGATGAGTTGTTTGAAAAATTAATGGTAGTTCCTGCTAATGCAAGCAGAGAAGAACAACTTTTTGCGGAAGCTATCAGAGACACAATTGGAAGAACTCAAGCAAGATTCTTACAAGACGGTAAAAATATTCTTCAACAATACGTAGAGTCAAACCCTGCTTATAAAATAGCTGGAGCTAAAGATCCGGATATAAATGCCAACTTAGTAAGTCAAGTAAATTCCATATTAACTGATATGGAAGAAAAAGCACTTAGAGGACAGCTCACTTTAAGACAAGTAAGAAACGCTCATGACACTCTAAAAGATTATGCAGAAATGAGTATGGTTCCTACTCAACTAAGAAGAACTTTAATTCAAGTAATAAATAAACTTGATGACAGAAGAACTGTATCTATTGATGACGCTGGAATAATAAGAGAAGGTACAAAAGGTGCCGATAGTATTTTTACTGCTTTAGAAACAACAGGTGAAGCAGAGTTCAAAAGAAAACTCGCTGAAACTTTAAAAAATGTAATAAATCCAAGAACAGGTCAACCTATAGGAGATGCATTCACTATTGAACCAGCTCAACAAAAACTTATTAACGAGGCAATAAAAAGCTTAAGAGATGCTAATAAATTATCGGCACAATTGTTAGAACCGTTTGATAGGTTAGCAATTCGTAATGTAATTGAGCAAGGCGGTAAGGGAGCTACCAACGCAGACGAAGTATATTTAAGATTAGTAGAAAAAGGTAAAACAAAAGATTTAGCAGATTTATTCAAAAACTTGAGATCTTTTGATGAATACAAAAGAAAACTTGGTCAAGCATCTAACAAAGAACAAGAATTAAAATCACAACTAAGAAAAAGATTATTTTCAAATGCCGCAAGAGCAGCTACAGACACATCAGGTCCAGAGGATGTAATTGACTTTACTGCCTTTGCAAGAACTATAAGAAAGTTTGAAGGCGAGAATCAAGGCAAGTTGTTAGAGTTATTTCAAGATGCCGGAGGTGGCGTAAGCACAGGTACAAGAGTATTAGATTCAATAAATCAATTAGCCAAACTTAAACCAAATTTAAAACCTGCTGAAATGAATAATCTTGTAAATAATTTTACAAGAGCTGAAAAAGGTTTATCTGATAGTCAACAAGGCCTTGCCTTTATTAGACAACTAAGCGAACTAGCAAAAGCATCAGAAAAAAGATTAATGTTTGAGGCGAATAGAGCTATTGTGGATCTTCCAAACAAAGGTGTTGAAGAAACCGTACAGGCAATATTTAGACCAAGATCAGGATCCAACATACGAATATTAAGAGAAACTTTAGAAGACACGCCTGAAGTTTTTAGAGAAGTGCAACAAGCTAGTATGCAAAAACTTCTATCTAAATCTATTGATTTTAATTACAACGGCAAAGGCAACATAACAGATATATTTAAACCAGGTCAGTTAAAGTCTGCCCTTGATACTTATGGTGATGAAACTTTAGAGGCTATGTTTGGTAAAGAAGTTACTCAGGGATTGAAAGACTTTCAAAGATATATAGATCTATCAACGGTTGGTGAAATTGGAAGAGGTGGATCTGCTGGTGGATTAGTAGCAGCCGGTATAGCAGCCGGTATAGTATTTGCTCCTCTAGCAACTTTACCCACCCTTGCTGGTTTAGCTGTTATAAGACAATTGTTTTCTTCACCTCAGTTTGTTGGATTAATGTTAAAAACAGATAAAGGATCTATAAGCCAAGCTATACAAATGGCTAGGAGAGCGGCAGGTTTAGCTGGTGTAAGATACATAAATGGTGAAGCAGAGATCATAGGATCTGAAACAGAAAAGATTGTAGAAGATGCCGCTAATGAAGCAGAAGAAGAAGGTTTCACAGATCAAATTAGAAAGTTGATAAGATCAACTACCGAAAAAGCACAAGACGCGGCAGGTCAAGCACAACAGTCTTTAAGAACTACACAGGCCCCAACTCCTAATATTCCTTTGCCTGATGTATCAGGAACTCAAATGCCAACACTAAGTCCTCTATCTGAGGATAGATTGGCGTTAGATGAACAGTTGTTTGGTAGACCCTCTAGGCTAGGCTAAAGCCTATTTCACTACGATCCATACCCAAAGGCTTATCAGATAAACATATCCAATCTTCTTGCGGTATATGAACGTAAGGCTCGTTATCTTCATCATATGTAGGATTATCACTAATATTCATCCTTACATCATATGTAGCGTCTTTGTTCCATTCGTGCATATATATGCCGTCAGTCATAGCATACACAATAATAAACGGTACTCCGGTAGCCAAAGCAAACGAAGATCCTCTGCGTAGTTTATTTGTTGATATGATTAGTGTTTCATACTTGTCAAAAGCAAAAGTACGGCACTTCACCTCGCACCAATAACTCTTTTCGTTTGACTCTATCCAATAGTCTAATGAGTAGCTTACTGGTAGTTTGTGACAAGTAACTCCCCAAAGTCCTTCCAAAAATCCAGCAACTCTCTCTTCTCTCTTTTGATCGTCTCTGGTTTCAAATGATGGTGTTTTCATGTTCATTCCTCAAAGAAGTTAGGATCTACGGCAACAAACCTTTTGGTTGGTCTACCTTTACCCCCAACTTTAATTTCTATCTCCTGGATTTCTCCAGCATTCTTTAACCGTTCTATTATTTCTTTTACTTCATAAGACTTCATACTTCTAAAAAGTTCATGCCTATCTACCTCTCTTTTAGATATGCCTTCACCATTCCTAGATCTAATGTATGACAATACTTGTTTGATCTTAGACTCTGTTGCAGAGCTAGCTACCTTATCCCTACATGCTTCAATAAACATGAGGTCATAGTATCTAATGTAATCTATAGCCCATTTGGTTATATCTGCCGTTATTTTCTTAGCATCTGCATTAGAAGCTAACGTACAAAGTAAAGACAACCTCATAGCCTTTTCTTTAGATCTACTGAGTAATGGTTCTAAGTTATCTTTCTCTAGTATGTCTTGTCGTTTAATTATCTCCCTTGCAAAGTCTTGTAATAACTCTTCTGACTGTTTATCAAACTCTAATACGGTTTGTGATATATCAAGCTCTGCGTTATCTCTAGATGCGTCTGATAATGTGCCTTTCAATCTACGCACATAGTTAACCCAGTTGACCACGTTTGTTGGTGGCTCTGTATATTTTTTTAGATCTCCAACACGTCTTGGTTCGTTAGATTCAACTACTACAAAACGGTTAAGGAAACCGTCTGCTATCCTTCCACTATTTAAAGCTCCGTAAAAGTTCTTAGGTACTGATAATCCAACTAATGTAATAGCTGGCTTGTATGTCACCCTATTCATCATTTTCTCTTTATATTCTTCCTGTACGGCCATCAAAGAGTAATTATCTGGTCGTAGAGTCCCATGACACCTTCCCCAAGCCTCCATAAGCGTCTGTATGCCATCTTCTTTGTTAGTGTTACCCGCATTACTAATTGCCTCTAAACGTTTCCCAAACTCGTCCATAATCGTTATTTGGGTAGGTCTGATCTTTAAAACAGAATGTACGGCTCCGCTAGATGTATATCCATCACCCACAACAAGCTTTTCTTGGTCTGAGGCGTTCAACACAGACTCTATAAATGTCTTAATGTTTTCCTTACCTTGTCCTGACTTTGCAACACCCATAAAGTACATACTTGAAAAGTTATTCATGTTGGTCCGATATAAACGTCCACAGGTCACACTAGCTAATGCCAAGGCACCAACTAAGGATAGTTCCGGTTGTGGAACTTGGGCTATATCCTCACAAAACTCAAACATATTCTTTAACAATCCAGGTGGTGAGAATAGATCTTCTGGTCTTTTTATATTCTCAGTTGATTGTGTAAACAAAGGTGCTATTTGATTCTTACGGTCATGTGTTCTTTTAACGTTATCTACAACAGAATCTATTTCTTTCTGCGGTAAAGGTGGGTTATTGTTCTTGTTCCAGTTCTGTAGGAATACTCTTACAAACTCTAGGTTTACACTCTTAGATATAAGGTATCCAGCTATCCTTGCGGCTCCATCGTTTCTAGATCCTTCCAATACTCCATCTAATGAGAATGGTGCCGTTTGTTTACTGCTTTCAATTTTAGGTACGCCTGTTATTTGTAAGTATTCTTTTTCGGTAAAGTCTGGTAGATCTGTATGGTCGTAGATCTTCCAATCTGGAATCATGACAGGCTTATATACCTGACCATTAGCATGACGGTTGTATGGTGCAATAATAAGGCCACCCACACCACGAATATCAATTAATCTTTCTATAGGAGTTGTGTTTGTTCGTCTTGTAGCAAACGTAGTGTAGTTTTCTGGGTTGTTGTAATAGTAATGCATACCCTTGCCTGTAATGACCTTAAACGGGCAAGCTGGTAGATTCTTTTCTACCCAATCCATAGCTTCAGGTGAATCTGCATCTACAACAACAAACTTGCCGCAGACTAATGCTACTACTAGATTATCTCTATCCTTGAACCAAGACTCTACAAGTTCCCTTTCAGGTCTTGTCTCCTTGTATTGTTCCCAGCCTTTTAAAAATGGTGGTGGTTTTTTATTTGATCTTTGTAACGGTACTACATTATATCCATCATCATAATAAGCCAGAGCAATATCCAAGGACGAGTCATCCTCGGTAATATTGAGCTGGAACATGCTATTCCTGCTCTAAAATATCTGATATTGAACCATAAATAGATTCAAAATCTAATCTTCCCTCAGTAGCCTTGATGATTTGTTTGGCTTGTGCAATAGATGGTTGCCTGTATCCATATCTCCAAGATTTGCAAGTAGCCTCAGAACAATTGAAATCTTCTGCGGCTTTCTTATAACCAAGAAATTTTATATAAACAGGTAACGTGTAATGATCTATTTTTCTTTCTTTGTGATTAGGTTGTATGCCCATCGTGTCTAACTCCTTCAATTTATTTATTGCTATAGTTTTGGTCCTGAAATAGTAATTTGCAAGCCAAGTTGTGTCGATTTGTTTTTTCATATACATCTCCTAAATAATATGATTTACATATTGTAGTTTCTCAGGTTATAATTTACAAGTTCATTTTTACACATATATAAGGAGGGTAGATTATGAGCTTAAAAGATAAGATAAAAACACCAGACAAAATGGTGGACCAACAAGGGGCAAAGCTTCTTGTATATGGTCAAGCTGGAGCGGGTAAAACCTTTTCTACACAGACTATGCCAGGTAATGTTTTAGTCATTAGTGCGGAAGCTGGATTACTATCTATTAAAGATGCTCCAAACGTATCTGCTATTGAAGTCAAAACTTATGATGATCTTAGAGAGGTGTATGCCGCTCTAGCATCTGGTGAGTTAGTCTACGATAGCGTGTGTCTAGACTCAGTTTCAGAGATCTCAGAGATCTTATTGATACATGAGAAAAGCAGAAACAAAGATGGAAGAATGGCTTACCAGAATGTAAGTGAAGCCGTTACAAGTCTTATGAGATCATTTAGGGACTTAAATACACACGTATTATTTCTTTGCAAGGAAGGTAAAGATAATAATGATGGTGTATTTTTCTTTGGTCCTAAGATGGCAAGTAAACCTTTAGGGGATGCAATTACGTATTTCTTTGACGAGGTTTTGGCCCTACGCATTATTGACGGTCAAGATGATGACGGTAATGCCGTAGCGGAAAGGTGGTTACAAACAAGGATAGGTCAAGGTTACACAGCGAAAGATCGTAGTGGTAAGCTTGAAGCCTTTGAGGAACCCAATCTAACTGCCCTAATTGAGAAGTTAGGGTTTTCTATTAATATTGAAAATAAGGAGAGTGCGTAATGTCAGACTTTAATGACGTTGATTTTTTCGAAAATGCGGAGCAAATGGAATCACGAGGTCCAGATGTTGCTCCAACTGGTGAGTACGAGGCTAAGATAATTGCCGCTGAGAAATATAAATCTAATAGCGGTAACTGGACTCAGAAAGTTACCTTTCAAATTGATGGTGGTAAATATCGCGATCATAATGAATGGTATAACCTTTGGTCTGCTAATGCAGAGTCCAAAAGAATAGCAAGTGAGATATTTAGTCGTCTTGCTATTGTTGTTGGATTTAAGAAGCTACCGGATCTTGCAAAAGATTTTATCGGTAAGCAACTTAGACTTGGCATCAGGCAGTATGAAGATAACTGGAAGAATGACCAAGGTGAAGATGTGACTTCTTTGAAGACTAAAATCATTAAGATGGAACCTTCAGAGATGACACCAACACCAGTAGGTGATAAACCTCCCTTCTAAGTGTAGAAAAGAAAAAGGGGCTTTATGCCCCTTTTTTTTATCCTAGTTTTATTTACATATTCTTTAGATCATCAATAGCCCAGTTAAGATATACAACGGCCTTCTCAAGATCCTGGATGTTTTGTCCTTTGTGATCTTCCCTCCATATATATTTAACTGCGTTGCCCTTACAGAAACCTTTAAACTCTTCTGGCGAAAGCATAGATCTCATAGCTTCTATATACTCTATCTCACCCCTAGTATAGTGAGGTGGTTTGTTTACTAAATCTTCACTCATTTCTCATAACCCTCCGCTACTAAAAACAAGTCAATCTTTTCGTTAATATCTTCCACTAAAGGTTTGCAAAAATAAGTACGAGCATGACTAGAAGCTAATTTATCTTCTATACGATTATACAAAAAATTTTGTAAAGCTTTACAAGCCACCTCTTGCAATTCTTGTTTAGATTCTTTTAATATTTCATCTACATACTTTTCAGTTCTTTTCATCTATCTTCTCCTAAATTATTTTCTTAATGGATCCTCAAGCAACCCAAAA